AGGATCTGACCCCCGCCACCGAGGATCTGACCCCCGCCGCCACTCTGGAGACCGAGGGCGAAGCTCCAGCCACCGAGAACGTCACTGAGGATCTGACTCCCGCCACCGAAGATCAGGTGGCTCCGGCCAAGTCTCCCATCACCCGCGTCTACGCCGACACCGTCCTGGCGATCGGCCCCGACTCGACACTGATCACCCGCCCGAAGCTGAAAGCCATCATCGACGCGTTCGACGCCCCAGAAGGAGAAGAGGGCGTCCAGGTTCAGGTGGCCATTCCGTTCGCGGTCGAGGCGCTGAAGGGCTCGCTGAAGTCAAGGTCGTTTCTGGAAGATCCCGAGGCCTATCTTCGGGGCTACCTGTCGACCTTGATCGCGGCAAACGCCCTGACGGTCCTCCGCTCCGGCACCGCCCCGTCGCCCCGCGCCAAGAAGGAAGAGGTCGAGGGCGAGGTCGAAGCCGAAGTCGTCGATGCCTGACTATGAGGCCTAGGCAAGGGCAAGTGTTGACTTGCCCTTGCCTGCACCATTGCCACCGTGCCTCTTCACCTGAAAGGATCTGCCCATGAGAAAGTCTACTCCCACAACCGGACTCTTCGCAGCCATCTGTGAGCGTCGGAGATTCATCAATTGCGAAGACACCAAGGATTGCGGGGTCGTCGCCCTAAGCGTCGTGGCCAGCCTGTCTTACGACGATTCCAGAACCCTCCTCTTCCGTCACGGATACCGCCCAGATCGGGGGGTCTACCGCCACATGATGATAGAGGCCCTCAAGGAGCTGGATCTCAGCCCGGTTAACATGAGTTCTGAGGAGTTTGTCAAACTTCGGTATCCAAGGGCGAAGCAGTCCAAAACCTTCGTCACCCCCAGACAAGTCATCCGGTTCCCGCAAGCCTGGAGCGGACTACCCCCCTGCCTCCTCTGGACGTGTGGCCACGTCCTCGCTGTCAAGGACGGCGAAGTTCACGACTGGAGCGCCGGGCGCAGCCTGAAGGCCGATCTCGTCACCTTCGTCTTGGGTAGGAATCAGACGCTTGTGGCCTAGCCTAGCCCAAAAGGCAACAGTCCGGCGGCTTACCGCAACCGTCGTCAGATTCGGGATGTTTCAGGTGGCAAAAACTTACCCAGGAAGGAACCACTCGTGCTCATCAACATCAGAGGAACGTTCGGGTCGGGCAAGTCCACGATCGTTCGGAACGTTCTGGGCGAGATCATCGCTCACGAAGTAATGGCGGTCACCCATGTGGAGAAGCCGACCCGGGCCGACCCACAGAGGCTCCAACGCCGAGAGCTGGTCGGGGCGGTCGGGCAAGGGGGTAGGGTTATCGCTCTCGGAGAATACCGGGCAACCTGCGGGGGGGCAGACGAGTTCTCTTGGAAAGGGGCGCATGACGCCATTTGTGACGCAATCGTTACCGGAGCTCACTCTGACCGACCAGTCGTCCTCTTCGAGGGCGTCACGATCTCTGGGATCCACGTTCGATATCGTGATCTCGCTGCCGACCTCTACAAGAAGACCGGTCGCACGACCCACAAGGTGTTCGTGATGCCTGACGTGGAAGAGTGTGTCCGACGAGTCGCAGCCCGCTCCGGCCGGGGGGCAACCGACAAGATTCGCGAGACTGTCACCGACAAGTGGCACTCTGTTTGCCGCGTTCACCAGAAGCTCTTGCTGGACAACGTGCCCGGGATCCGCCTCTACTGGAGTGGGTCTTCCGAACAGGCCGAAGCCCTCGTCCGAGAGCTCATAGAGGAGAACACATGATCCAGAACTGGTCGTTCCTACACTGGTCCATCCACCGAGAGGAGGCTCGCCGCAATCGCGAAGCAGGTCTTACGCCCCCATGGACATCGGACCCCATCATTCAGAAACATCGGTTTTGCAACGTGTCCCGGGAAGACGATGCCGTCACTCGAGTCGTCAAGGAACTGGTCCGAGATCCTATGGACGAGGCTGGTGCAGATCCGGCTGAGCTGGGCCGAGCGCTGGCAGTCGCCCGGTTCTTTAACCTTCCGAGCGTTCTCCACGACCTCGTGTCAGCAGGGGCCATCACCGAGACCTCCGTCAACCTGGAGCTTGTCTACCGAATCTGTCAGGGCCGGATGAACCGGGGGGTTGGATCCTTCAACTCGGCGTATCTTGTCGGAGCTCCCCCCGGCCAGCTTGTGGAGCCGTTCATCTTCCCGGGGAAAGTGGCGTATGTCTGCTCCATCATCCATCGCACGACGTTTCCACGGGTGGCCAAGAGTCGAGAGGAATACGTCAAAACACTCAGGAAAGAGGTCGGATACAAAGACTTCATGGCCGGACAGATCGCGGCCGACTTGGCCTATACTCACGTCCTCCGTGATGCTACTGATCACCTCACATGGGCACCCTTCGGACCGGGAGCTGTCCGTGGTATGAACCTGACCCTTGGTCGCGACACCGAGGCCCGCATGTCAGAAGAGGAGTATCTTCGGGTCGGCAGAGCTCAGCTCGAAGCCCTGCCCGAGGACCTCGTCGCAGATCGCAAGCTCACACTTCACGATGTCGCGAGCAACGTGAACTGCGAGACGTTCAAATATGTCCGGATCCAACAGGGCGGACACACAGGGAGGAAGTTTCCATGATCACGATCCGTGCCCGCAACGCTGAAGATGCGTTGTTCACCGCCCTCCTGCGGCTCAAGCTCGACCACGAAGAGGCCCAATCCCGCAACGGAACCGTGTATCGGTTCCGGGAGCCCGTCACGACGATCTACGAGCGTCCGCTGGAGCGGGTCATCTTTGATTCGACGAGGAACTGCAATCCGTTCCTTCACTTCTTCGAGAGCCTTTGGATGCTGTCGGGCTCCGGAGAGGTTGAGTTCCTCCTACAATTCGCCAAAAACATGGACCAGTTCTCGGACGACGGCAAGACTTTGAACGGGGCCTACGGACACCGCTGGAGGTTCCACTTTGGCTACGATCAGCTCGGCGAGGTCATACAGCTCTTGAAGAATGACCCGAGCAGCCGCCGAGCCGTGGTTGGCATCTGGGACCCGTGGGCGGACCTCAAAAATCAGTTCTCCAAAGACCTGCCCTGCAATACTCAGGTCATGTTCAAAATACGCGGTGGGGGATTGGATATGACAGTCCTGAACCGCTCCAACGACATGATCTGGGGGGCCTATGGGGCGAACGTCGTCCATTTCAGCTATCTCCAGGAATACATGGCCGGAGCCCTGAATGTCTCTGTCGGCGTCTATCGGCAGGTTAGCGACGATCTGCATCTGTATCCGGGAATCCCTGTCGCCGAGAAGATGTGGAACATGGCCGGGGCCAACCCGGTCAATCATTACGGTCTAGATCCCGGAATGGCACTCGGCCCCCGTTTGCTGGAAGAGTCAGAACCTTGGGAGCTTCACAGTGACCTCCAGCGCATGATCGAAGACCCGACGGCAAGGCGATGGGACCCTCTGACACCGTTCTATGATTATGTTGGGAAGCACATGGCGCGGATCCACCGCGCATTCAAAAGCGGAGACGTCAATGAGATGTGTGATAACCTCAATTGTCTCCGTGATCGGGCATGGGAAAAAGCGTGTCGGGAGTGGATCGACAGGATTCGGATTGCACGGGGTGAACCTCTCTTGCCTCCATCCTAGCGCCCCGCTACCCTGCCCCCACCCAGAAAGGAATTAATCATGTTCTACAAGTTCAACGACCGAGTGATTCAGATCTCGCAGGTGACTCGGTATCACGAGGAGCCCGGCCCCTATCCTCAGACAATCGCGGCGCATAGCTGGGGGGTCGCCTGGATCATTGGAGAGTTTCACCCGAACCCGTCAATCAGCCTCCTGCGCGCGGCTCTGGAGCACGATCTACCAGAACATCTGACCTCCGATCTATCGTTCCAGGCCAAACGTCGATTTCCTCAACTGGTATCGGCAATGGATAGCGCCACCGAGCTCGCCGAGGATCAGATGGGCATTTTGTCCACACGGAAACTCACCGAGGAGGAGCTCTGGTGGCTCCGCTGGGCTGATCTTCTGGAAGCGGCTCTCTGGTGTCGATATCAGGTTCAGAGGCTCGGAGTGATGATCTATCTGGAGCGGTGGAAGGGCTGTGAAGAGCCGATGAAGAAGATGCTGGCCAGAGCCCCCCGGTCGTTCACCACGTCTCCGATGCCCGCTCACTTCTCCAGTTCCATCTTCCTACAGAGCAAGGACCCCTGACATGGACAACGAAGAACTCATCACCCGGTTCCCGTGGCTTGGCTTCCTTTCAGAAGTGGCCAAGAATATCGTGGAAACACTCATGGAAAAGGAGCGGCACTATGAGGGGTCGTGGCAGAAGCGGGGCGGAGTCGGCGCGTTCATGATGATGTGCCGCAAGTGGGATCGCATCGAGTCCATCACCGCCCGCCAGGGATACGACATCTTCGCCGCCCAGGAATCCAACGATGGAGACATTGGTGACGACCTGGACGACCTGATCGGCTACCTTCTTCTGATCAGAGCCGAGCATCGGCGCCGCGTCGCGGAGGGCGACATGAAGATCAGCGCGTCGAAAGCTATCCGATGATCCGCCTTCCATCGCCCATCACAGGCCCCTTGTTCGGCTACGACCTGGAGACCAAGGACACGAACCTCAAGACGCTCGGCCCCGGCTGGGCATTCAACGACTCAGGCTATCCTGTCGGCTATGCCCTTGCGTGGTTTGACGGAGACGTGGAGTCGCTGACTCGAAAAGATCTACTGAACCACGAGATCGAGCCCCGGTTCCAGTCCGTGTACCTCCCCGTCCGTCACGAAGGTGGGGGGAATTTTCCGATGGACCAAGTTCGGCCCATCGTCCAACCGCTGCTACTAGACAAGAGCAGAACAGCTATCGGCGCGAACATTATCTACGACTATGGCTGGACGAGATGGGACGGTTTCCAGTGGGAGTGTGATCTGGATGACGTTCAGATTCAGGCCCCCCTGTTGGATGATGCTCGACGCTCCTACTCGTTGGACAGCCTCCTCAGGGACAGGCTAGGACTCGCCAAGAGCGAGGCTAGGCTCCGCCAAGCCGCCGAACAGTTCGGCTTGAAGAACGTCAAAGAACAACTGTGGAAACTTCCGGCGGCGTTCGTAGAAGAGTATGCTCGCGACGACGCCGCTCGGACCCTCTGGCTCTATCTGTTCCAGCGATTCGACATCAGGGACAGCGATTTGGAGGTCGTGGCACGGGTGGAGCGCGATCTCGTGCCGGTTCTCTATGCCATGCGGAAGCGGGGAGTCAGGATCAACGAGCAACGCGTCCAGGCCATGCGGGAACATTTCCTCAGGTTGGAGAACACTGCCGCCGAAAAGCTCAGAGCGCTGAGCGGCAGAACGATCGACCCCTGGGCCGCAACCCCGATTATCGACTCCCTGATGGAACATGGAGTCTCAGAGGGGGACTTCCCGCTGACACCGAAGAAGCGCGAAAAGTCGGTGGACAACGTGTTCCTTAAGGGCTTGTCCAAGAGCGACAACACAGCCGGACACATCGCGAAGCAAGTTCTCACTCTTCGTCGGTATAACAAAGCCCGGTCAACCTTTGTGGAGGGTATGATCATGGGCCACCTTGTGAACGGCCGAATTCACGGCGAGCTCAGGGCTCTGCGTGGTGACGATGGCGGAACTGTCTCGGGAAGGCTCTCGGGGTCCAATCCTTCGCTCCAGGTTGTCCCAGCCAGAGACCCCGAGCTCGGCCCCCTTGTCCGGTCGGCGTTTGAGCCGGAGGAGGGTGATCAGTGGGCATCCATCGACTACTCGTCCCAAGAGCCTCGACTGGCAACCCATTTCGGAGTCAAGGCGAACATTCCGGGCTCCGAGGTAATGTATCGTGTCTGGAACGAAAACCCGCGCGCCGACGCCTATCTTCAGACGGCCGAGCTCTGTGGGCTGAAGCGAAAAGACGCAAAGACGATCAAACTCGGAATTCTTTACGGCATGGGGGGCGGGACACTTTGCGCAAGCCTCGGGCTTCCCTTTACGACTAAGTTCTGGAAGGGCAAGGAAATCATGGTCGCAGGCCCGGAAGGTGAAGAGCTCCTAGAACGGTTTCACTCCGCTGCCCCTATGGACAAGGCCCTCGCCGAAGCTGCTCAGACAGCCGCCAAGCGTCGGGGGTATGTGAAGACACTCCTTGGCCGACGGGCCTATTTCCCTCGCCAGGCAAACGGACAGATCTGGTTTACGCACAAGGCTCTGAACCGTGTCATCCAAGGATCGGCCGCCGATATGACGAAAGTGGCGATGATCAATTGCCATCGGGCAGGATTCACACCCCTCGTGTCGGTCCACGACGAGCTCGGGTTCTCTGTCTCCGACAGGGGGCAAGCGGAGCAGATCGCCCAGATCATGTCTTCCGCGACAGAACTGGCTGTTCCAGTTGTCTGTGACGTTGAGCTCGGCACTAGCTGGGGAGATTCCATGCTGAGGGGCGAGGAGGGTGAGTTCTGGACGGAGGACAGCCTTGCTGACTGGGGAATGGAGGACTGACAAGTGGCACTAATCCAGCGGGGTGTGACAACTCTGATCTTTGACCGCGCAACCCCGGCAGTCATCGATCTTTCCGGGAGGCTACCCGGGAAGCGTCGGTGGAAGGATGGGAAACTGTTCGTGGACGCCACAGGCGCCAACATCCAAGCCATCCTAGAGACGTTTCCGACTGCTTCAGAGCTCGGTTTGCCAGCGATTGACGATTACCTTGGGGCACGGCAAGCCGGGCAAGCAGTCCGTCTTCAGAAGGCTTCTGAATTGCCCCCAGAGGCTTCCGCCTTCCCGTTCAAGACGCAGCCCTTCCATCACCAGCGAAAGGCCTTCGCCATCAGCCGGAACTCTGAGTTCTTCGCCTACTTCATGGAAATGGGAACCGGAAAGTCTAAGTTGGCAGTGGATGTCACAGGGAGCCTAGCTATCCAGGGCCATGTGGACACGATGTTCATCCTCGCACCGAATGGTGTCCATCGGCAATGGGTAGAGCAAGCGATTCCTCAACACATGACCAGCGAGGTGGAATGGAGGGGGTTTGCCCATCGGTCGTCAATGCGGGCCAGGGACAAGACGCGGCTGGACGAAGTCACGAGATTCAAAGCCGGGCTCCGGGTGTTCGCGTTCGCGACCGAAAGCCTGTCATCGGCCAGCGCCCAAGAATTACTGGCCGATCTCGTTGCAATGTTCGGCAAGAGAGCCATCCTAATCGTCGACGAGTCGCACCAGTATGCAAACGCGAAGTCCAAGCGAAGCGAATTCGTCCATGCGATCGCTCCGTCGTGCGCCTATCGCCGGATCTTGACGGGGTCGCCGATAACTGATGGTATCGAGAACCTGTTCTCACAGATCAAGATCTTGTCGCCAACGATCTTCGGGCACCGGAGCCAGACCAGTTTCAACCGAGAGTTCTGCCAACTGGAGCAGATCTACGGAGCCCCGAGGGGGGCTATGCGGATCAGAGGCTATCAGAACCTGAAGCGGCTGTCTGACATGCTGGAAGGGGTCAGCTTTCGTGTGACAAAGGACGAGTGCCTGGACCTCCCAGAGAAGGTGTATTCTATCGTCCAAGTGGAATGGGACAAGGAACAACTGCGAATTTATCGGGAGATGAAGCGCGCAATGGCGGCAGAGCTGTCGTCTGGGGTTGAAATCACAGCCCCCCTCGCCATCTCCAAGATGACAAAGCTCCAGCAGATCCTCGGGGGGTTTGTCTTCGACAACGAGAAGATCGCGCACCCCGTTCCGTCAAACAAAATCAAGGCTCTGTTGAATATCTCGGAGCAAAACCCCGGAGGCGGAATCGTCTGGTGTCGGTATCTACCCGAGATCCGCCTCGTGGAGAAGGCCCTCAGAGAAGCCGGGTATCGGGTCGGGGTCCATGTCGGCGCCACCAGCGCTGAAGAGCGGCAACGGATCACGGAGCGCAGTCAAGTAGACTGGCTTGTCGCCAACGAGTCCGCCTCCACTGGCCTGGACATGCCATGGTGGAGCCTCGCTGTCTACTACTCCAACACGTTCAACGCGGCTGTTCGGTGGCAGTCGGAAGATCGGATCCACCGGATCGGCCAGAAGAACCGCTGCACCTATGTCGACCTCGTCGTGCCGAATTCTTTGGACGAAGTCATCGCCGAGGCCCTTCGGACCAAGCGGACGATCGCTGACCACGTCTGGGTTCCCGAACACCTTCTCAAGGACACTCTCAAACTGGAGGAAGACGAATGACGCTCTATTACAGTGAACGACTCATCGTCACGGGGAGCTGGTGTTCTCAGGTGACGGACGGGCCTCCGATGACCAATCAGAACTGCCAGCCGGTCAAGCTCCGCCGTGTCAGGGAGCTGCAATCTCACGAAGCAGAAGCGTTCCTCGCCAAGCGTTTGGATCTGAGGGTGATGAGGCGGGTCGAGGATCACCGAGAAAAGGCGAGGGACAAGGGTCCGCCGTGTGAAAACTGCCCCCCGGAGCAGCTCCCGGGGGGACTGGCGATCACTAGGGACATGCTCTGATGGTTGAGACTAAACACCCCCACGAGGCCAGAGCTTGCCCTATCTGCGGGAATGCCCCGGAGGTTCTCTATACCGAACCCCGTGAAACATACTCCGTCGGTACGATGACGATCAGGTGCTGCGTCCGGGCGGGGGGCGGCAGTCCGGAGGATGCCTTCCGCCATTGGCAAGAAGTTGTCTCAGAAGCCGAGCAGGCTATGAAACTGCTCTGACTGCGGCCACGATAGTGCCCCCGCCCGCTTTGACCGTCCAGGGCGGCGGGGGTCTCCAGAATATCAGTGATTGCAATCCTCGCATTCGTGGCCTACATTGAGCTCATGGGCCAGCGACAACCGCTGGCCCACAGCCCGGACTTCACACCACACCCGAAAGAGCTGCCGCCATGGCCCTCAGCTTCGACTAGATCCCCGCCGCTGGCGAGAACACCTTCCGCCTCGAACCAGAAGCCACTGTGGCCGAAGAAAAGGTCCCGGCTCACAAGCCTCTGGTAATCAAGGCTGTCTGGAACGTCAAAGGAACTATCAGCCTCTCCACCCTCACAAGCGGGTTCACAGGTTCGAAGGTTCGCCAATCCGCCAAGCTGGGGTCGTAAGACTTCAAGGCCCCCGGCATCACCGAGGGGTCAACATTTGGCGGATGGCTTCAAGCCGACTATTCGATTCGTCCAGGCCCGCCCTCAGCCGTATCACACAGTTGCCGAAGACCCGAGCGGTCTCACCCATCGGGCACTCTACGATGACGGGTTCGGTGAGGCTCTCGGGGACGACGGACTGGACCTCTACTCGGGGTCCGCACCCGATCAAGAACCCCGCGAAGATAAGGGCTGAGCGGTTCATCCACACCATCGACGGTCTCCAACTCTCGAACGGTTTGTTCCCACCGATCACGGTCAACCTGAGCTTGGCGCAAATGCTGGTCCAGAATACGCTGGGCATCCCGATAACTGGCGACCTCGGACTCCGCCTGTAGAGCCCTCGAGGCGGCGCTGAGGTATGCCCCCCTGTAATACCAAGCGGTCGCCGTAGCTCCACCTAGAACAGTCAGAAAGCAGAGGACCAGCCACAACCGTGAATGTGTCAACTCATGAACTCCTTGATTTGCTCCCGCAGGATATCTCCAGCCACCAGAGGCGCGACGGGGGCTCGCATCCCGGGGAGCCAGTTGACGTCCCATTTGCCCGGTTGCGGCCGACCGTGGACGATTGGAACTTCGGCGTGAGTGTTGACTGTGTTTCGGCTCAGCTCCAGGCCATAGAACTTCAGAATCGCGGCACAGAGCTCGCAGGTTCGGGACACTTGCTCTTCAGTGACTGGCCATCGGCCGGGGTTGAACGGTCGCTCCACGGCTCCACCCATTGCGTCCATGGAGACTCCCGCCCGATAGCTATTGAACCCTTTCGTATGAGCCGCATAGCTCCGAGGGTTGAACACCAGTGGTGGAGTCTGCTGAGCAAGAGTGAACTGCCCCCGCTGGACACGACCATCGGGCTGAACGACGAAGTGGTAGGCCCCCTCCTCCTGGGAATTGAGGCCGTAGGCCCCCGCCGACCAGTGGATGACGATACCGTCGATCCGGCATCCAGGAAACTTCAGCTCGGAGGCAAGGTCCTCAAGAATCTTACGGCGAGCAGCCCGAGAATCAGCCTCGGGGCTGGATATACCAGAAAGCCTAAGACGAACGCGATCCATGTCACTGCTCTTCTTTTTGTGGGTTAGAGGAGACAACGGGGGGAACATCCTCCGCCGACTGTCGCTGACCTCGGGGAGGGAGGACCCGGTCAACGATTCGGTTGGCGATGGAGTCCCCCCGCGCCTCCATCAAGCTGGCGACCCGCATGGCCAGCCTGACGATCTTGCGGCTCAGAAACCCCGCCGTGAACATAACGATCTGAGGTGGGAAGTTGGGTTGAAACCAATGGCCGATCACCGCTGCAACATGCGCCACGAGGAAGGCCGAAAGGAAAACGAGCCACAGTTCCCGATCATCGTGTTGCGGATCCGATCGCATCGCCACCGACGCCCCAGCGAGGGCTAGGATGGTCCCCCCGATGTAGACATTGGCTGAGAAGCTGACCCCAAGGCCCGTCAATAGCAGGCTGAACCAATCCTGGAGGTGATGCTGGATCGTTCCACGAACCACACTAGTTCTCCTAGGCTGGGACGACTTTGTCCGCAATCGGCGCATTGAAGTCGCCCACAAGGAGGTCGAGGGCGAAGACGGAATATGTGAATCCCCTGATCACCCTGACGGAATAGTTGCCCGATCCGTCACTAACCGCGTCCCAGTGGTATCCGGGATCTTCTCGGGCGACTATTCGAACCGCTCGCCCGCTTTGGGGAATTCCGTTGGCGCGGACCTGCCCGGAGATAACTCCAACGAAGCTGGGGGCCGAATCGCCGTTCGTCCCGATGCTGAAGGCCATTCCAAAGAATCCCAGGAACCCGGTTCCGTCTCGGTAAAGGATGGGATGGCCGTCATTGTTTAGAGCGATGCTCAGTGTCGTGTCAATGTCCCAGGAATCGGGCTCGGGTTGCTGGAAAGACCACGCTTTCGCCTGAACCTGTGTGGCGGTGGCAATCCCGTCCACTCGAACTCGGCAAAGGATCGGACGTGTTGATCGCCCAAGGGTCACAAGATCAATACTCCCCACTATGGCATTTCCGCTGGTAGTGGATCGCCGATCAACGTAAAAGCGCCCGTCCCCCCAGAGGTAAGCCCGGACATGCCCATTCGGAGAAGAGTTCCACGAAGCGGGCGAACGCAGCATGACTCCCGCGTTTTGGTTGACAACCGGCCCGGGAAGAACAGCCATGATTTCGTGAGCCTGAGTTGCGGAGTTGTTCGCAGTGATCCTAAGAGACCCCACGAAACCTCCGCCGCCCTCCCGAGCAAATCCGCCCGGGATCTCATACCATGGGCGCCATCCGGTGATGGCTGATCCGGCTGTTATGTCGGAAAACCCTGACGCTAACGCTGGGATGGTGGTGCCCACCGAGCCGAACCTTGACGGGAAGAGCTTTGTCCACTGCGCCATTGTAGCCTCTCAATTATCAAAGTTGAGGGTGACATTATCGCCAGCCGGGGGCGAATACGTTCCAGTGAAGTTGAGGGTGACATTGTCACCCGCCGGGGGCGAATACGGAACTTCGGGGGGCACATACTCGGCATTCCCCTGAATCAAGTCTACTATCCAGGCGACTGTAGTCCCAGCCCCAAGAGACAAAGACGAAGACGCGCTATTTCCACTCACGTTGATACCAGTCACCCCGGTCGGTGCCGGATTCAGATCGGGAGCATAGTTCGTCCCTGATTGAATGAATAGGCTGACAATCAGGTCGTGAGTTTCGGGGTTGAACACAAACGGTTCGGCGTCGCTGAACTCCTCGCCGTTAGTTCCAATGACAACTTCCGCGCTTCCGTTATTGAACGTGAGTCGGACACCGTCGTTCATCGGTGTGCCGGAAGTCGCCTTGGCAACTTTGCCGATCCACGCCTCATTGACCCTGGTCACACTAAGGGCAACATTCGACCCTCGCAACCGAATGCGAACATGGTCGCCAGCCGGTCCTTGAAGGGGGGGCGTGGAGAACCGCATCCGAAGGGTTTGGTTGTTGATCGGCGCCGGATCTCCGAGGTCCAGTGTCAGAGATAGGGCATTATACCATGTGTGGGGATCCGCAGGGGGCATAGAAGCTGCGCCCGCCAAGTCCCATCCGATTCGACCAAGGATTAAGGACATCACCCGGGTTCCACGCTGATCAGTGAGAAGGCATTGTCAATGAACACCTCCACGGGAGCGAAGGAAATGTTCAGGGAAAGCCCGGTATGAGCATTGACTCGCGCCATTCTGTGGGGAGCTGGAACATAGTTCACCCAAGCCGCTGCTCCCTCTGAGGCCGGGAAAGTCACGAACGTTCTAGTCAGAGCCGTCCCATAGACGGAGGCTGTCAGAGGCCCATAGCCGACGAAAAACTCCAAGCTGGGGGGAGCTGTCGGAATCTCATTGGGTCTTTGCGGATCAGGCCGAGTGAACCAGTGTCGCATCTGCACCATCTCATTTCCAGCCGCCGACTCAAGCTGAGCTTGGGTAGGTGCGGAAGTCCCCGCAACCCCCACCGCTCGGAAAGCCCATCGGCTGTAAATTGGAAAAGGACGAGGCCACCCAGAGAAGTTCGGATAGACAGGGAACTGATAAATGGTCCGGAATGAGGTTGTCCGCCGAAACTCATAGGTCGCAACTAGGAACCGGCTGCCACGAGCTCGCTGAATAGGGTCAACGATTCTCCAGCTCATGGAGGAGTCCCAAACTTGCCGCTGATCACCCATTCGTCGGCGGACCTCTTGTAAAGAGTGGCCGCATCCCACCGATTGTTCATGGAAACCCTCAGGCCATCAACCCCATTTAGTGTGACCCCTGTCGCAGCGCTGACTGACACTTCGCCGGTTCCGACATTGACCACAGTGAGCAAAGTCCCAACGGGAACCGATTCTACGCTGTCAAGAGCCAGAACGTAGTTGATTGGCCCTGTTTGCGAAGCCTCCAGGATCGTATTGTGATCACCGGCGACTACGGTTCGATCGCCCGTAGTCGTCAAAAGATTGATGATGTAGGGAGGGTTTGCAGTCACCCACTCGACGTCCTTTTCCCTACTACCAACTCTCAGGACTCGCCCCCCCTGACCCGTGAACGACGGGAAGACTAGGTCCAAGGCGCTAACCCACTCAACATCCTCTCCCACATTATCGACTCGCAGGACTCTACCTTCCTGGCCGGTTAGTGGCGGAAGATTGCCAGTCGGCAACGTCACCCACTCTAGGCCGGAAGCCGCTCCGTCCACAGCGAGGACTTTTGCAGCGGTTCGGTCGGTGACGGGGGTCACATCGAACAGGGACGAGAGGACATATGCCGCAGAAGAGTTGAATGCGAAGAACCTCCGCGCGTCCGAGCCCGCTGCCACACGACCGAGGAGTGCAGCCGGAAGGTTTTCCGGAAGCGGAAGCTGGCTCGATCCAGTCCCAGTGTCCCGAGCGGAGGCATTGCCACTCATGAATCCTGGGCGAGTGGTCAGATTCGAACCATGCTCAAGCTCCAAGAAATAGGTTCCGGCCGGAAGGCGGAACCGGATAATCCCGTCAGCCCCGCTTGTGATGGGTTGAGGCACACTCTCGCCGCCGACTCCGAACACGCTTCCGACCAAGGCTCCTCTACCACCTGATCCGTCGTCAACGAAAATACTCAACTCAGCCCCGCTCACGGGTCCGCCCGTCTCCGGGCTAACCGCGACGATTTGATGAAGCTGGAAAGAAGTGGACATATAACCCTCTATTCAGAGCTGGAGGTGTTCCGGAAAACGAGGGTCACTTGCCCCCCGCCGCTCTTTTGCATCACCAGTCGGTCGATGCGTTCGACCTCACCCGCGTCAGTGGTGACGACAGAAGTGACTCGGCTGACTTCTGTCCACGTTTCGTTGCCAGATGACCCCGTCCCGAACTCTGACTCCGGGATCTCAGCTGGCTCCCCATTTGGAAGCCGGATCCTGATGTTCCGGTTGGAGCATAGGATTATCGGTGGATAATTGAAGATCGGGAAGAAAGCCATCAAGGGACCTCTTCGAAGAAGTCGGTTCTGGTGACCCTGAGGCCCCGGCTTGCCGGAAACGGAGGAACAACAGGGGTTTCCGCGAGGACGTTCCCCTCATTGTCTCCGAGAATTAAAAAATGAACGTCCTCAGTGACTTCGTTCGCGCCGAAAGCCGCCACTCCAGTGATGGTGACTCCGACCCCGGTCCTGGGGGGTTCGAACGAGAATGAGGCTTGCCGAAACACGAAGATCTCGCCCGTAGAATCAGCCAAACCAATGACCGTCGGGCGCGGACCTTGGGAATTCACGAAAAATGACCCAATCATGTCGAAAGCCGCTTGCTGAAGCTGATTTTTGAACCTTCTCTTCTGAGGGCCTTCTGAAATCCATGTTCCGCGAGTGATCATCTTGGCCATTAGAAGTCCTCCCTGAGCAGCAGGCTGCCGACAATCATTTCAGCTTCAAACTCACCAGACCAGCCGACTCCCCCTTCGAACCTGGCCAGAGAACCAATCGGACCCCCCTGCTCGCCTCCGGGGAGCCAGACCGTTCCGAGGTGGGAGGTGACGTCTAGCCTAGTTCCCTCCAAGCGTTCCAGCCGCTTCAGGACCTCTGGTAGAGGGTCGGGCTTCGAAGACAGGGGCCGAACTTCTCGGCCCCCGGCGATCGCTACCAGCTCTCGGAACACCGCTTCCACCTGGAGCATGTTCCCGCCATGCGTTCTACGGACTCGCTCTACGACAAACGTCCCAGACACCCCCAGATCTGGGAGGTCCAGCCGCCGACGCTCCCCAGGACGAATGTCGGTCCGAAGATACTCCCCCGACACCTCCAGTGGAGGATGCGAAACAAGGTTAAGGAAGTTTTCCAGATGATCCAACGCCTGCGAGACGTCCATGTCCCCGCCGTTAGGCAAAACTGGAGATTCTCTGAGACCGTATCGAGTGATGGAATCCTGGCGACCCGCTTCCACCCAGACTGGACGCCGGAAGATGCCTTCCACGAGGACACTGGAAGTGAATCCGATAACCCCTTCGCCCGGAGAAGCCAGAAGGCCGAGGCTTGTCGTGACGGCTTTTTCACCCTCGTCAAACGACACTTCAATCTGACTTAGCGGAGTATTGGACTCCGCCACCCTGCCTCGAACGACTCGGCCATTCACAAACTCCCACTGATCATACGACAACCCGGCAATCGTCGGAGGTCCTTTGAACCTCGTCGCGCAGTATAGGACCTGAACTGTGTCCCAAGCTCTCCGGCGAACGTCCTCCGGCATCATCGGGTTGTTGAACTGGACGGTTGTGAACTCCCATGCCTGAGTCCGCGCCAGATTAAAGACGCTGGCACCAGAATAGTTCGCCCGTAGAGACCCTTTGGCAAAGTCTCGCTGAGTAATCTCGGCTCCGAGGGGTTGCGACTCCGGGTCCAACACTCTGATCACATTCCCCTCGTCTCGCCACGCGAGGGCCGTAGAGTTCGTGACAAAGTTTAGAAAGTCGGAGACTGATCCGTAGGTGCTGGCATACTCTCCTAGGCCCAGATCGTCAGTGGATGGGTCATATAGGAAATTGACGGTAGGGGGTCCGTAGAGATTCCAGATAGCCGAAATCACTGAAGACGCCGAACCGGCTGGAACGATGTCCAGGAACCGACGATACGCCGCAAGGCCCGTTAGGCCCTCAGCCCCCACCAAATACTGAGTGAAGTTTGAGCCCCGGATAGGAGCCAGATCGACGATCGTTCCGCGAAACACTTGCGCCCCGTCGCCGATTTGAGTCAGAACCACTTCTTCTCCGAATCGGGGAATAGGCTCCAGGGTGTTCGCATCGGCATCAACAGCGAACTGGATTCGGGGCACAGAATTCAGGGAATATTCAACACTAGATCCGTGGACTCGATAGGCTCTTCCGGCAATGGTGCAGGTCTGGCTTACATGCGCCAAAGTCATCCGAACACCCCTGTCGGGAGCGCGCCCGAAAGCCTTGCGCGATTGACCATGTCTCTGTCGTCTCGAAAAATCGCGTGCCGAAGATCGAAGACCACAGAGCCCCCAGCCGGTTGCCCCCCACTGGCACTGGACGCGGGGGGTCTGAAGTCGGGTCTTTCAGGCATCTGTTGGATCATGCCGGATCTCATCCGGCGCGTTTCTCGAATGGAGCCATCGGCCATGGACCCAATCTCGTCCACCACCTCGGACGCCATGTCTGGGATGATAGAGTTGCCGACAACACGATCATAGAGGCGCTGGAGGGTCGATCCGATGTCGGATGCCAGTTGCCGAACTCGGGCCGTGACGCTTTCTGCCATGTGGCTGATAATACCCATTACCACAGAAGGTAGAATCGAGAGCCCGTCAATCATCGCCTGCCCGACTCTCGCCCCAAGAGCCAGGAACTGAGACGGAAGACCACTGACCGCGTTCCAGATGGACCGGGCCATCTGAGTCGCACCCACCATGGCAGAGGATGCCCATCCACTGACCAACGACCCGATCTCTGACGCCATTTTGGAGAAAAAAGACAGAACCGATTGCCCAGCCCCAATGATCGCCGGCCCAACTTGGAGGCCGATGTCAATCAACCTCCTCACGGCTTCCACGAGGAGGAGGCCAGCCGCGTATCCAGCCGCGAAAGCCGCTCCGATGGGTGTGAATCTGGCGATGAACGACACCACGAATGGAATCGCTCTGGCGAACACCGAACCGACAGACAGGACCAACGATGTCACCGTCAGAACTGCCCGCGCAACCAGACCGGCGATGGTTCCCATCCCAGAGGCAATCGCCACGACAAGAGGCCTGAGGTATCCGGCCGCTGCGACGAATACCCCCCCGAGCCTCAGGAAGCCGCTGCCAATCTTCACAAGAGCTCCAACTGCGATTCCGATGACGCTTATGAGGCCACCAAGAATCACGAGCAGCGGTCCGACCACGGCGACCAGCCCAACGACGGAGATCGTCCACGCCTGCGTCTCGGAGTCCATAGACAAGAACCATTCGGACATCTGCTCGACGTAGCCGATCAGTTTTTCAATGACAGGGATACCTCGCTGTTCAAACAAATCCAAAAGAGTGATCATCACCGGGATCGTGGTTTCAGAGATCCGGTTTGACCAGCCGGTTGCGACGCCCGCCATTTGGCCCCACCGACGATCCCACTCCTCCGAAAGCTGGATCAAATTTTCCGAGACCGCAGCCGGATGCTCCGCAGCCCGAGCCTCAACTCGGTCAAACATCTCGTTTCCGTGGTCCCAGTATTCCTGAGCCATCGCAGCATATTCAGGGCCGAGAGCCTGGAGCTGAGCTCTGAAGTGTTCAAATGAACGGCTGCTTCGCATAACAGCACGAAACATGGTCTCAAGCTGCTCCGTCGGGGTGGCTCTCGCCATCCGCTCGGCAGTGATACCATACCGACGACCGATATTTTCAAAGAAATCCGCGAACTGACCAGCGCCGGTCGCTACGAATTCGTTGATACCCCTGTTCAGGTTTCCGAACAAGCCATCCACCTGAGCCTCGTCCAAAACCCCCCGAAGGCCGAGCCTGAGCCGCTGAAGCTCAGACGCAGTGAGGTTCAGCGCCCGAGCCGTGTTCCTCAGATCACGAACAAGGCCAATCGTCCGGAGCGACAGAGCACTGGCCGCCGTAGCCGCTGCGAGGATCGGGGCTGTGATGCTGCCCGACAACGTCCTGCCCGCATATTCAGCTGACGATCCGATTCGATCTAGACTTTCTTGGACCTGCCTCCCCACCGCTTCGAATTGGCGAAGTCCGCGAGCTACCGTGTCCATTCCACGGAACGCCACTTCCCCGAAAGCGGTGAAGAGTCTCATGCTCATTTGCGGGTCTCCAGATACGTCCGCTTGATCGCAGCCGCCTTGCCGTAAAGCTCATTCAGCTGAGCCTTCGTCATGCGCCCCCCTCGGCTGTGGGGGGGATTCTTCTTATCGCCGAGCCCTAGCTTGGAAACGAAAGTCGGGAAGGACTCGCCTTTCTTGCCCGACTCCAGCCAGACCGGGAACGCTGCGAGGATGAATTGGTGGCGTTCATCCTCTTCATGCCCCTCCAGCGCAGTGATGATTTGGGCAGGGGTCATGTCGTCAACGAGTGTCGGCGGCACTCCGTATCTGAATGCCACCCGGTCCCAGATCTTCGTCAAAGACCGGGCAGTTTTTCGGGCTTCGCCGGAAGAAGCTCCGAGACAGAGGCGAAAAAATCCATGACCCCTTCATCCCCCTCCAAGGACTTGATGATATGGATCGGCGTCACCGGAGGCGCCTCATCCAGCTCTTCCGGTGACATGAGGGCGACAGACGCGAGCCACTCCCAGATGACATCGACGTTGTCGGCGAGAACCGCTGCGAACAAATGGATGCCGATTTGCGTCTTGTCGACAGTTGGCGGCGAGTCTCTGAGCTTCTCCAGCGACGTGCCGATGCTCTTGGAAAGGACGCGCGCCAAGAAGCGGACGTCCTTTCCGGTTAGTTTACGGGTCCTGATCATAGCGGCTCCTGATCGTTACGGGGCTGTGACCGTCACAGAGACCTGCGACGCTTTCGGAGTGTTCGTGGCTCCGGCCAACACTTCAACCAAAACGACGTTGACGACGCCCGCCGACAGCGACCCCGAAGCCGTCCGGCGCAAGTTGCCCGAAAACACTTCGAACCGACCATCCAACGAAGAGACCGTGGAACCGGACGTGATGCCGGAGATCGCGGCCACAACGGTCGTCGAAGCTGCGCCACTGGCAATGGTCGCAGAAGCCGGGATCCGCAGCCGCTGGAGCGTGACCGTGGTGTTGCCCGGAATGATAATCTCCCACGGCTCTTCCTCGATGTCGTCCGGGTCATAGTGCCCGACAAACGTCAGCGACGTGGTCGCCTCGGTGTCGTCGGCCGTCGGGATCTCGGCCCCGCTGACCACCATCGGGTTCTTCAGAATGACGATCACGTCTTCACCAGACGACAGCTTCCCGACCATCGCGATGTTGACCGGGTAATCTGTGGGGGCGATAACCCTCGTGGTGCGGGTGATGTGCCTCCGGCCACTGATCGTCTGCACCGCGACTCCAGGAAAAGCCGCAAGGATCGCTTCCTCGTGCCACTCCACAAGGTTGACGACCATCTGAGGGCTCGCTTCGGTGATCCGGCTGGCACCCTTGAGTCGGCCCTTCAAGCCATCGATTTCAGGGGTCCGGATGTTCATGGCTTCCCACCCGAAGGTGACACCACCGTTCGTCGCACCGAGAATCGCTTCGTCGGGTTCACCGAAGTTGACATAGACGACGCCTGCGTCCACGATCATACTTTCCCACGTCCTGTTCGTGATTCCGCTCACTGTTCCAGCCTCCTGAAAGCGCGCCCATCGAAGCGCATTGTGATGTGAGACAACTTGGGTTCCAGATCGTTGATATAGGCCCTGGAAAACCCGCTAATTCGAACCGACCCCTGCCGAACAGTCTTAACGGACCAGCCGATCAGGGATTGTTCGACAAGACTCGCAAGATCCTCGGCCTGCGAAGAGTCGGGACCTTGATGCCAGATGTCGACATCCACCGTCACGGAGATCACCCTGCTTTTGACAACTCCGGTCGTTCCGTAAGAGATCGCGTAGGTCACCTGACCGTTGACAGGCCCCCCGCGAGCATACACCGCAGACCGCTCCAAAGGCTTCAGGGGGGCCAACTCAGCGGTCAGGTGAAGCGCAAGGGCTGTCGCGAACTCAGTTTCCACGGATCGGCCCCTTCATCAGATCGGTAATCTGGTCTTTGACGTCCATGAATGCAGGCTCGATAACCGGACGGGGTTCCATGTGAACGGTTCCACGCTCCAGGTAAAGCCCGTAATCCAGATCGGTGCCCATGAATCCGATCAGTTCTTCCTTGTCAACGTCGGTGCCATAGCTGACGCGAAGAAGACCTTCGCGGATAGCGGGGGATTCGCCGGGAGCAGACGCTTGATACATGACTCCGGTTGTTGGAACCCGATAGAACTTCCCAGACTTCGGACCTTGCATCTTACGGACAACCGCGCCTCGCCAGACAAGCGTCGCAGCGAAAAGCCTACTGATCAGCTCCTTCTTGATCGTATCATTAACTTCCGGCAGCCTTGTGACAAAGCGAACCTGCCTCACGTCGAACCCACTGCCGGACGCCGGATCTTTCCGGCGATAGTCTGCCAGAAAGGGGACTGCTGATCGCTATAGGTCGGCCCCAAAGTTTCGATAGTCATCTGACCATATGGGCCGTTCCAGTCTATCTCATATGCTTCGGCGGCGAACAGCAGCCCATTGACCATCGGGATTGTCACGACGCAATCGTGCTGAAGAACCATGGAGCCCACCGAGGACACTTGATTCGCGTTCAGCACTCGGACGGACGCAGGTCCGTTATAGGCCACAGTCGGGTGACGGGCGACCGTAAACGACCGAACAGTGTCGGTGCGAACCATCCGATAGACCAGGATTGTTTGGTGAAGGACTCCGAACAGCGGAGCGCATGTCGCCCGCTTGACGGTTCCGCTTCCTATCAGTGAGTCCGTTTCCCGATATTCGGTTACCTCGTAGGGCTCGGCTGCAGTCCACGGATTCCCCACAAAGGCCCCCCGCGCGACGACATCCCCGACAGCGACCGCCGTCCCGAGGATCACGCTCATCGTCGGCGCGGACATCCGCTCCTCTTCACTCGTGAACTTGTTCTTTCGAATTGGCATCCACCTGACGCCACCCGTCGGCGAGTTCTGGGAGAACAAGATCGGGCTCCCGAACGTCATCCCGACTCGGGGCCATCTTGTCATTGTCTGATTCAGGTGGAAAGAATGGGGAAGCATCAGATCGCCATGAACACGACAGCCGGGCGATCCAAATCTTGGAGGCATCCGTTCTTGTCGAACGACAAGGCCATTTGCCCGAGTGCCGTCCCTTTCAGGCCCATCCCGACTTGGGCCGTATTTGTCGTGTAAGAAATCCCGTCAATTGACTCGGATTTCAGGTTGCCACGAGCAGCGGACAGGCGGCTGGTCAGGAGGTGTCCAGCGAGCCACTTGATGATCACTCGGCGTCGGCTGTCGTCATACTGATTACCACAGTCCCCGAGAAGGAGTGCCGCCTCCTCGATTGACGACAAGAGGTCAGGCTCAGAGAAGGGGGTATTGAGAAGAGCCTGGACCTCGGCCGCAGTGATCGGAAGCATGGGTCACCTACTTCTTGGTGGGCTTGGGGGCCATGGGCGCCGGGGCGGGCTTGGTCGTCGGTTCTGACGCTTTGGTTGGGACCTCTGACGCCTTGGCGGGCGCAGGGGTAGGGGCGCTAGCGGGGGCAGCGCCAAGAGCTTCAGAAGCGGGCTTTGCGGGCTCCGGGGGCAGCCGCTCCAGAAGTTGTTGGCCGAACACCTTGGCGGACTCTTCCGAGCACTCCACGACGTCACCTTTGCCAAAAGTCTTCCGGCCGCGTCCCGTGCCACGGGTCCACGAGCCGCCGAGAATCTTAAACTTGGGCATCTTTCCCCCCTGTGTGAAGAACCCCCCGAATTCGGGGGGTTCTAAATACTGTCATCCGACCCCCGTCAGGGGTTCGTGCGCAGGTGAGCGATCCCAGAGCGACCCCGGAAGTCGGCCTTCAGACGGGGGACCCAGACAGCCATCGTCTTGAACCGTTCCTGCATTCCCCCCATCGCCTGCCACGAGATGGTCGTCACGTCCTGCGCGATTGCGAGGTCCACAGTCCGGCGGTCCAGAGCCACCATCACAGCTTCATTCTCGCCATTCAGCATGTCGGCGACCTTGATCGAGTTCAGCCCCGACAGCGACAGCAGCCCATCGCGGATCGTCCGGCCCGGAACTGCGATCCCGTCGGACCCATCGCTCCCCTCAAGCACGAAGAACTCGTCCAGCACTCCCTCCCAGTCGCCCGGGATATACAGGGTGAACGGGCCATAGAAGCGGTTCGCCCGCAGACGCGCCAACATCGTCTGGACGTCGGCCTTGATCTCCGTCGGAGTCGCCGTGAGCCAATCCGCCGTCAAATCCACCTGTTCGCGAGCCGGGAAGGTGCGATACCCGTAGATCGTCGAAGCGTCCACGCGGATGGGAGCGCCCCCAAAGAGCATCCGCTCCGAGGCTTGAGCCACCAGCGAGCCGGCGACCGAAGCCGCCGTCACGTCCAGCGACTCACCGAACATCCGGCTCGCCTGGAGGCGGCGCATGTTCAGGCGCCAGTCTTTGTGGATGATCGGAACCGGAACCTGGGCCGTGCCGAACTGGATCGTGTCCTCTTCACCGGCAGCGACGCCGTCCATCGACACGTTCGCCTCTGACATCTCAGAAACCGTCTGCCACATCGTGACAGTCTGGCCGATGCTCCCAAGGTTGTGGACCAAGCCCGCCGCACGGAGATCGGTGATCCCAGACAGCCGCAGCTCCATCGCCTGGATGACAGTCCGGTCGATGTCCAGCCATTCCTGGAACTGGAGCAGCCCGTTGTTCACCACGAGGCTGTCGCCCTCGGCGTTCGTGACGATCCGGGCCTGACCCTCGTCGTCGATGAACGGGCGCATCAAATTGACATTGATGCGCCCGTCGGCTCCGATCAGGAGGGGGATGCCGCTTCCGCCGCTGATATGTGCGAATTCATCGTTCTTCATGGTCAAACGACCTCCACCTTGATGCGAGCGGGCGAGCCCGTCGTGTTGTTGAGCCCCGTCAGCGCCCGGAAGACGATCGCCGTCGGAAAGGTGACAGCTGTCACCGGTGAGCCCGTGGCGGATCCCGCCGTCGGCAGAACCAGAAGGCCCCCCGGGCCGACCGACAGTCCGCCGCCCACCGCGACGTTGACCCCGTTCGCCAACAGAGCGTAGACCTGATCGCCGCGACGCAAGTGTATGAACAACACGTTGTCGCCAACAGCATAGTTGTCGTCGATCCGCTTGCCCACGATGTCGTTCTCGCGAGCGACGATGGGCGCCACGGCACCCGCCGTCGCGGGAGCGCAAGTCGGGTCATTGCGCATCGTCCGGACACCGCCGGACGTGGTAATCACCATCCCCGGCCGAATCTCGGCCGTTGCGCGGGCTTCGCCGTAGAGCGGATCGCCGCGCAGAAGGATGGTCTTGGGAGTCAGATCGCTCATGTGATAGTCCTCTAGTGAAGGGGGGCTTCCCCCGTTATGTCAGGACGTTAGGTCGCTGTCAGGCAGTTTTTTTGTCCTTGTCGGCCACCGGAGCGCGAACGCTGGCGACGGACAGGCCGGGGAACTTCTTCTCCGAACCCGATTCGCTCTGCGTCTGGATGCAGCGACCGCCAAAGTTCGTTTTGGTCGTGATGTCACCATTGACGCGGAAGGAGGAGCCCATCTTCGCCGCCAGCTTCTTCATGGTTTTGATCGGCAGACTCTTCAGATCCTCGGCGTCCAGGCCCAGCGACTTGTTCGCCAAGATCTTGGCTTCCAGCTCTTGTCGCTCGTTGAGCGCCAGAGCCTCGGTGACCGCTTTCTTCGCGGCATCGGACGAAACATTCGCGATCAGTTTGGTCAGATCGTCGGCGGTCATGTTCGCCACGGTCTTCTGCCTGTTCTTGTTCGAATCCACGTCCTTCTCCTTGTCGCCCTCGGAGTTCACCTCAGATTCACCCTCTTCCCCCAGCATCTTTTCGGCGATCGCCTCCAGAGCCACGTCGGGCAGGGCGGTCAGCGTCTCGCGATCGGCCTCCTCGAACGGGGTATTGCTGTCCTCGATTAGGGTGTCGACCATCGCGTCGTGCGCCGCGACCTTGTCTTCCTCGATAGTCTTCGTTTTCTTGTCCCCGGCCAGAGCGACAAGGATCTTTTTCAGCGTCACATTCGCCATCGGCGTTTTCCTCTTGTGATTGGCTCGGACTCCGCACCCGTCCTTCCAGGAACAGGCACCCTCCTCGTCTGGAAGAAGGGCCAGATGATCGGGCTTCAGCTCCGAATGAACCTCGGTGTAGGGCCTGCCCTCGTATTCGCCCGCGTTCTTCTGCGCGGTCGTGAAGTATCCGGTGGAAACGTCCATTGCGGCTCCGCTCCGGAGCGCTTTCACCAGACCGGGGGCCAGCGAATCTGCGAGATCGATGTCCACCCACGCTTCGGCCTTTAGCTTGCCTTCTTCGACCTTCGCGTTGAAAATCGTACCAACTTGCCACTTCTCAAGTGTCTTCGGGCTATTCGCCGACACCGCCTGCCCCTTGTCGGTCGGATGGGAAACTGTCACGGGGACGCCGTTCCAGGCCTCCGCAACGAGTGCGTCGGCCTTGACCAATGCTCCGTTGACCACCGTCTCCTTGAGCATGACCACCGGAACGACAAGGTGGCGACGACCCCGGAACATTTCGATCCGTTTCGTGGCAGTGAAATTCGCCTTCACATGGATTCGCTGACTCGGCTTGAAGTCGATGCAGGCACACGTCATAGCAGCTTCAGCTCCTTACCCTTTTCGATGATCGGCGCCCACGCGCATCGGCACCGAGGATGGAGAGGGAGTGCCCCCCTTGCGGTCTCGATGGTCCACTTCCTTTCGGCCGCAGACTTGCACCGTTCGCAGACCCGGCTGTCGCCCGCTGTCACCCATTCCGGGATAAGCACCACTCCGTGAAGAGCTGCGTCGTCGTAGACATTGAGTTCAGCCTCGTTGTATGCGCTGATGACCTCGGTTCTGGCGATAAGTCTTGCGCGAGTCTTGCCAATCTTATCAATGCGATCCACGATAGATTTCACAATCTCGTTGGCACCCCCGCCCAGACCTAGCTGGGTCGCGATGGCGTCCCCGATCTGGGTTGCGACCTCTTCTGTGATGCCCCTCAACTTTTCAAAGGCTCTAGAGTGAACCTGTCTGATCGCGTCATAGTGCCGACCTCTGGCAACTGCCCGCTCAACATATTCACGATCCACCGTTCCGCCAGCTCTGCGGATTTGGCCAGCGGCGTTCAGCAGTCCGCGACGATAGGCTGTATTCGCCCACGAGTTTCCCCAGAACCGATCCGAGGCTTCGTCATAAGACTGCGACAAGGTTCCGCCAAAAAGGTAGCGATCCATCTGTGCGGACAACCAGGAACTGAATGCCAGCACTCGCTGGGGGTTAGAGCCAAACTGAAACCGACCCGCGTTAGTTTTCAACCCGAACCCGTCTTGGTCTCGAACCTCTCGAAGAACTTCCTTAATAACCTTGTCCCACCGACGAATAAACTCCCGCTCCCAGTCACGGGTCAACGACATGGTGCGAGTTGGATCCGCCCGACGCTCACGGGTCGGCCGCGAAAAAACCAGAGGCTTCTTGGTTTTTTTGCCCAGGGCGAGGGCCGAGGCGAGGCCAAGTCTGATGCCTGTGGTCATC